CGACCTGGCTTTGGAAGTCAGGTCCCCATCTAAAGCAAGTTGGCTTTTTGCTGGTGATTTTGGCCAACACCATAAAACAAACTCCCACGTTCCGCCTGAAACATGGGAGTTTGTCTTCAGTCTGAAACGTTCTCCTGTTCTGGAGAACGTTTTGTTGTCATATGTCATTTTACGCTATCAAATATCTCTGCGGCTTTCTCGTTATCAGTTTCCAAAAGGAATTTTCCGTTTGACTTCCATGTTTTGATTAGATTGTTGGAAGCCTTCGCTTTCTCTAATTCTTTTTCGGATTCATACTCATAAATAGCCACTTTGGAGCCATCCTGATAAAAAATGACTCCGTTTATCGCTCCAATCATTGTGAAAAACGGTTTTTCTTCTGGGTCAACCTCTACACCCGCATCTTGATAGGCCTTGATAAAAGTGTCTAAACTCCGAGTATCTCCGGACGAACAACCGACAGCAACGAGCAATAATACGCATACAAGTAAAATTTTTTTCATAAAACCAGCCCTCCAAACGCATTTTTTCAGCATTTTACCATATTACCGCCTGCGTTTGGAGGGCTTTTTTGCGCCCGCCTTTCGCTCTGCTTCTTTTTCTGCTTCTTTTTCCGCTTTGATCCGCTCATCAATCATTGCAAAAAGCGCTGCTTTCTGCTCGACCGTATATTCCGCAAGTTCCCACGGCTTGATCCCTAGTTTGTGGAGGGCGTAGTAAGCGTAATTCCACTCACTATCGCCCTCCCGAATCAGTTTTTTACCTCATCGATCAGCTCGTTTACATCGCGGTCGAATCCGTTAACCTCCTGCACCTTCTGCACAAGCCGCGCATACTCGCCAGGCAACAGCATCTTTTTCAAAAGTTCTTCTGCTCCCATCACACCGTATGATTGCTGCAGCTCGGCATCCTTCAGATCGGGAAAAACGACGCTGGCAACCGTGACTTTCGCCAGATATGTGTCTGGCTGAATCTCGGGCGCATCGCCTCTTTTTCTTGGCGGTTGCATGGACGCTCGACGAAGCTGTTCATTTTCCGCCTCAGTCAGTGCACGGACTTTCCAAGGGATCGGCTTACCGTCCTCTCCGATGAACCGATCAGACACTACGACTTCTTCAACAGTTGCCGGCCGGACATTTTGAGAGAAAAACGCTTTGAGACTGCTCATGATTTACCCTCCTGAAAAATAGGGCGCCCGAAGATCAGGCGCCCGTGATGGTGTTGAAGGATTCGAGGACCTCGTAATCGTTGAACGTAAACGGCATTTCTTCTTCCAGCCGGTCGTCGCTGGTGGCGTCGAACTGCGCCGCCGACACGCTGTCCAGGTTGCAGCCTTTCAGTACCACCCGCTGCCGGCCAGCTGCGGATTGTGGATCCTCGTTGACGATCATGAGGTCGAACCAGAAGTCGCGGCCGGTTTTCACGTACTCCTGCATCAGCTGGCGGAACAGCGACGTTACGTAATACACGGTCAGCGTGCCACTGCCGCTCCAACCGGACGAAACCTGCGGCGTATTCGTCCGGCCGAGTACCGGCACGTCGACTTTGTTTTTTTCGATCGTGGCCTCGATGGACTTGGCGTAGAAGAGCTCTTCCACGCGGCCGTTGATCGTGATATACGCCTTCGCCATCTTGCCGCTGATGGCATCTTGCTCGCGCATGAACGGCATCCGCTATCACCTCACCGTCACGGTCATGTAAATTTTCTCGATCGAATCGACCGGCTGGACCCACTGATTCACGACGACAGCGTCCGAATCCGCACCGGGCTGCACGTCCAGATCGGCCTGCGGGTCGAAATTCTGGACGGCGCCGATGTTCGCGTACTGGTTCGTGATGTTGATGATCTCCGATTTAAACAGCGCGCGCCCGTCGTCGTTGTTCGGCACCTTGCCAATGTACGACTGTGAGAAGACCCGCTTGTAGTCGTTGGCCAGGCCGTCCAGGACCCGGAGAACCCGGTTTTTGCTGAACGCCTTTCCCTTCTCAACCGTAAACGTGTTCAGCGTGTTGATGTCCTGCTCCACGACCGCGCGGCCGTCCAACGGGATAAACACGAATTCGCCATTCTGCAGCGCGGCGATGATCTGGCTGTTCGTGTATCGCGGCGAGACATCGACAGCGCCGTCATACGCCTGGTAGGTCAGCGACTGGTTGGCCGCCGCCCCGGCCGTCGCCCCCGCCACCCAAGCGACCGCCTGCGCCGCTGTGAGCGTCGTTCCGTCGGCGAGCACAACGCCGTTCTTCACCGAGATAACGCCCTCGTAGTCGGCTTCCGGGTAATTCTCCAGGACGACCTGGATCTTCTTGCCCTCGTCCTCCCGGAGCCGCTTCACGAACGAAACGAACACTTCTTTCGTCGCCGTATCCGTCGCCGTGAGGCCGATCGTATTGAAGTCGTAGACCTCGATCGCGGCCAAATAGTCCAGGTAGTCCTGTGCGGTCACAGTGCCGTCCGCTCCGCCCGTCAGCGGTGTGCCGGCCGTCGGCGTGACCTCGCCGGTTCCGGTGAAGTTGACCCACGCGTTACCGGCCAGCTCGTCAAGCGTGGCAACGGTCTGCGAGTCGACTTCTTGACCGGAGACGAGCGTCTTCACGTCGAACTTGGCCGGGTCGTCGATGTTCGCCTGGATGATGATGCTGATGTCGTTGCCGCGGGTGCCACCATACTTCGCCGTCACGGTCAGACCGCCAACCGTGGCTGACGCCTGCGTGCCGGTGTTGAGCCGGTACAGGAGCAACGTCCGGGCCCGTTTCAGCGCCTCTCGAACCAGCAGCAGCTGCGGCGCCGTGATCGGATAGCCGAGCGCCTCGAATGTGTCCGCGCCAGCCTCAACCGCAGTCACTTGTTTAGCCGGACCCCACGGGAGCGCCAGCGGCAAGCTCACGATGCCACGCTCACCCAGCGTCCCAAGCGTCTGCTGCTCGCTCCGGAAATTGATATAGACGCCGGGGCGTGTCTTACTTTGAGTCGTCCAGGTTCCTCCGGGCATGTCACGTCACCTTCCTTTTCGCGAAATCGTCGATCAGCTTCTGCGCCTGATCGACGGTGTAGGTCTCGCCGTCCTTCAAGAGTGCGCGCAACACGTCTTTTTGGACGGCAGTGAATTGCTTCGACGCCAAAAACTGCTCTTTTGTGTAAGCAGCCAGTGGGGCTGCCGCCGCTTTCTTTTGGCTCACTTCAACCCCTCCTGCACGTCCAGGCTGCCCATCGCCGGATCGTCCGGCCGCGGCGCCCAGACGTGGAAATCATAGTTCACGAAAAAGTGCAGCACGTCGTCCACGATCTCAAACCGCATTCCCGTCCCGCGGACCGGTCGGCCGACCACCTGGATCTGTTGGAGCGCCTCCGTCAGCCGTTCCGCCATCTCGTACATGGCGGTGTTGGACCGGTCTTGGGCGAAATACCGAACCACGAACGGGTGGTACCGGAAAAACCTCCGTCCAAGTTCCTGCGTGTGCTCGGGCTCCAGCAACTTCACGAAAAAGCAGGGCGGTTTAAGGTTCTGCGGGATCTCCTCGTCGTGGATCGGAATGTCCGGGAACGCGGCGTCAAGCGCGGCGTGAACGGCATAGCGGACGTCGTTGAATGTGAGCGGTTGACTCATACACGCTCCACCAACCGATCCATGTTCGCTTCGACGACCGCGTACATCACGTCAATTTGAAGGTGAGCTGTCAGCTCGTTCCGCTCGCCGACGTCGACGTTCGCCCAGCTGGTTGCGATATTGCCGTCTGGGCACTTGGCGGCAAAGACGAAACCAGTAAATTCTCCGTCACGTGCCCGTTCGAGCAGTGTCTCCAGTGCTTCCACTACATCGTCTTGCGGTGTTTTGAGCCGGATAATCTTCGCCATCCCATCACCCCTTCCTCGGCGGCCGGCCGTTCATGAGATCGTTGAGCAGCTGCGTCACACGCTTTTCCAAGTACCGCGGCAGCTCGCGTTCGATTTCCTGCATGGAAATGGTCATCATGAACCGGCCTTCGACCCACTTGGTCAAATCCTTGCCGGTACGGTGGCCGTATTCGACGAACTGCGCGTAATGCGTGTTGTTGTAGATTTCGACCTGGTACGCATTCCCGCGGCGCTCAACCCGGCCAACCTTCCAATTCCGGCGCAACTCCCCGGTATCGACAGGCGTCCGCTTTTTGATTTTCCTTTCAGCGCGGAACGCCATTTCGAGGAGAAAATCCTGGATGAACCGCTCGATGACGCGCTCGTCCAGCGCTTTTTTGAACGTCTTGGCCAGGTGTTCGAACTGGCTGAAATCGAACTTTCCCCACTTAGGCATTACGCCCACTCCTCGCGCTGGATCGACACTTCCTGGTGCGTCGAATACTGATACGGCTCCCCGGCGGTGTACCGGCGCGTCACCGTGCCGCGAGTGACCTCAAGCAGATCACCCTGCCGGATCTCCACCTCCGGCGCGATGAACAGCTTCGTTTCATACCGGATTTCATTCTGCGCCTCGGTTTGGTTGTTCTGGCCGAGAGCGCGCTGCGAGATCCGACAGGGCTGATCCGTATAAACCGGCTGCGGGACGAGCTTCGTCGTTTTCGTTTCCGGATCTTTCACCGGCTGGTACCGGTAAATCGTGCACCGGTCCGTGTACATCCGTTCGATCGCCCGGCGGTGCCGCGTAAGGTTCATCGTCACCACCTCAGCTTTCGGTACCGGTTGAGATCGACCCGGTAATTCAGCACGACCTCGTCGATCGCCGACTTGGCCGTGTTGGTCAAGCCGGCGGGGCGGGCCGGGGCCGTCGACGTGTCGCCGACCGTGACGGACTCGCCCCCGCCGATCGTCTCCGCAATCCCGGGCAGGTTCGGTTGCTCGATCCGGAGCGCGTCAATGACCATCGACACCCAGGTATGTTCCAGCGCGGCCGGGATCTCGGTCAGGTTCGTGTAATGCAGGATACGCTGACCGATCTCCTGCACATAGGAGTCGATCAGCGCATCATGCGAGTCGTCCAGCCCCAGCCGGAGCTTGACCGCGGCCAGGACCTCAGTCGCCGGCATCGCGGTCGCCGCCCTTCTTCCGTCGCTTCGACTTTTCGGGCGCTTCTTCTTGCGGCTGCTCGACCGGCTCAGTCTGCGGTTGCGCGGCGGCCTTCGCCTGCTTCATCTTCGCGGCCAGCTCACGGCGCCTGCGTTGAAATCCTGTCAGGCTCATACCGGACCACCTCACGCAATTTTGAAAACATGCTTCACAATCCGGATCGCCTTCGGTTCGTAGACACGTTCCCAGTTCGCACCATCGGCCAGCTCCGCATTTTCCGGGAATACGTCAGCAACATTTTCCTCCGTCCACTTCACGCCGCGCGGGTGCAGGATGAAGATCCGGCGGTTGATGAGGAAATCCTCACCGGACGAGGCGAGCGAATCGCGGTCGATTTCCGTCGGAATGATTTTCGGATGCGAACCGTTGCCCAGCGCAATCGCACCAGCGCCAAACAAATAAATCACGCCGGTTTTCGTTGCCGTGTCATACGACATCGAGTCGTCGACGATGACGCGCTTGTTCATATAGTACGGAATCCGAGTCGACTGATCTTTCTCCTGCACATATTCGATCAGTTGCCGCTTGGCCAGATACGACTCGACCATGCTGTGCATCATAACGCCGGTCAAAAGCTCCTTCGCGTCACCCATCAGTTGCACCGCGTCAATGAAGCTGTCGCCGCTGAGAAGGGCGGCATCGCCTTCTTCGCCAGAAATGTCGAGAACGTGGTCAGCCATCGACGGCGATTTGAACACGCCTTCGAGCGTGGCCAGCAGGATCTTTTGCATCTCACGGGTCCAGTACGAAGCGACCAGGTCGGCGATCGCCCGCATCGGGTCATCGCCAGAAAGCAGCGCAGACAGTCCGTTCGCACCCCACGCGCGGGCGCGGCCGTGCTTGCGAGCCACGTCCTTATTGGAACCGATCTTGCCCGGCGTCAGCGCACCGTCGTCCTTCATCGTCTCAGAATCGCCCGTCAGGTCGTTCCAGAACGGCATATTGACCAGTGTGTTCGGGCCGCTGGCCAGCTCGTCGAACTCCTGCGTGTTTTGCACAATTCCAGATTGAACAAGTGCCGAAAGCTCCATCGTCCGCTGGATCACATACGGGTTGAAAACTTCCGGCTGAATAACGTCAGCAATGCGCGTCGTCAACTTTCATCAGCTCCCTTTCGCCAATGCTTGTAATTGTTTCGCGAGCTCGGGGTTTTCGCGGAGAATCCGCCCCTGCTCGGTCAGGTTGAAATGCTCCCGTGACCACGGGTTTTTGATCCCGCCGCTCACCGGATCGCGGCCCTCGGCCGGAGTGGCGCCTTTAAACTGCGGCCCCTTGTCCGGCTTTTGTTCGATAAACAGAAAAGACTTTGCTTCGCGCAAAGCCTTAATCTGTTCCTCGAGACCTTTTTTCACGTTGCCGTTCTCGTCGAGTTCGATTTTGGACTTGTCGAGCAGCCCGACCACCAGGTCCGGATCGTGCACCTGGCCGGCGACCGCCAGCTTGATAGCCGTGGTTACAGCCAAGTCGCGGATCTTGGCCTCATACTGCTCGGCCGCTTCCTTGTTCTGCTTTTGCAGCTGTTCGATTTGCTTTCGCAGCTCCTCGTTGTCTCCAGCTGCTTTCTTCAACTCGGCCAGCTGCTTGTCGCGCTCTTTGAGCGCATCCTCGGCCGCCTTCTTGGCTTCGTTGATCTCGTTGAATTTGTCCTTCGGAATCCAATTTCCGTCGGACACGATAGCGATTTTGTGCTTGTCGCCGAGTTTGGCCATGACCTGATTGTACAAGTCCTCACCCAGCAGCTCTTTCAGATCCACCTTTCAACACTCTCCCGATTAGGTTTTAAGCTGGTAACCCGCCAGCAATCGGCTTCCGTTCAGTTTGACCCCGAACCTTTAAAGAGGGCAATAATTTGGGCCCCGGAAGTCTCATCCGGAGCCCACGGGTTCATATTCCGCTTCGAAATCCGCCTGTTTCACCGTTTCCAGCCTTCCGTCCGCGTGCTTCACGATGTAATCGCTTGTGTAGGCGACAACCACATCGAGGGCACCGCGGATCACGCGCAGCTTGACTCTGCCGTCTTTCTCGTAATCGATCGAGATCGGCAGGCCGACGAAATCAATGATTTCCTGCACGTGCGCCGGGTCGGCCGACGTGAATTGGATCGCTTCGCAGTACGAGCTGCGTTTGTATTGGGCTACCGGCAAACGGCATCACCTCCCTGCGTATTTTTCCAGCCACTCCCGGTAAGTGATGTTCCCGGGCACGTAATACGTCTGCCCATCCTCATCCCGCGCAATCCGCTCACCCGGGTCGATCTCGTCGTCGAAGTACGGCACGACAGTGGAGCGGCAGCGCGCATGCAGCGGTGGGTAGTTCACCCCGACTTCGCGCTCGGACAGCGCGAACACACGGCCGTCCATGCTGCGGCAGACTTCGGACGTCCGGCTGTCCAGCGTGGCGAGGAACTCGTACTTGTGCACGACGCCGCTGGCCTTGTATCCGGCCGCCGTAGCCTCTCCAACGAAAAACGCTGTCTCCGTCTGCACCAGGCGCTCGGCGTTCGACAGCGACACGCGCATCCGGTCCGCCAGCTCGCGCGCCGTTCGCTCGGCGGACTCGCCGCGGATGAACGCCTGCGCCAGCCGCGTGCGCAGCTCGCCGATCAGCTTGTCCCGGTCCCCCCAGATCCGCTTGGACCAGTTGGACCCGGCAAACTGCGTCCCGAGGACTGTCTCCAACGCGTCCCGGTCGATCTTCGCAAACGTGATACCGAACCCGGTCCCGCGCTGGATCTCGTAGATCGTCCGGTAGTAGGTGTCCTCGTAGATGTCACCGAGGAGCTCCCCGGTGCGGCGCTGCCGGCTGCCGGCAAGCAGCTCGACCACCTGTCGGATCTCGGTGAGCAGCGCCTCGTAGCGGCTCACGCGGACCCGATAGTAGACTTCATTCAGCTGCTTCGTCCAGCGACCATCAGCGTTGTTTTTGGCCTTGGCCGTGAACTCCTCCAATGTCATCTTGAACTGGTGCAGCTCGCTGCCGGACAGCTGCCGACGCTCCTCCGCCATGCTGACTTCGCCGTTGATCGCATAGCGCTGATAGAACACCTCGATGGCCCGGCGAATCTCCTCCGTCGCCCGGGTATACTCCCGCGCCAGTTCTTTCTGATGGGCGTCGGCCTTCGCATACTGCCGGGCGGCGACCTCCTCGCTGCGGCGACGCCAGTATTCGGCCGGTTTCATTCTTCGTCACCGTCGTTTTCCGGCCGCTGCCCATCGGCCTGATCATAACCGTCAAGCGGCTGAAGCGCGGCAGCTCGTTCCTGCCGGATCCGGTCCAGCTCCTCCCGCACGTCCGTCACCCACGGATGCTGTGCAACGAGCGTTTCCTCCGAGAGAATGCCGACGCTGTTGCGGATGTTCGTGATGGCGTCATTCTCGTTGATCAGGATGTCGCGATTGAAAATGAACTCGACTTTCTCCCCCGAGAAATCCCCGGCGCCAGTGTTGGCCAAGTGGACGTTCACAAACCAAAGCAGCTGCTCGAGGCTCGCCTGGAACTCGGTTTCCATAATGTTCGCATCCATGTCCAAGTCAGCGTAAAGGAACTTAAGCGCGATGCCGGACGGCGAATTCCCGAAGCGCTCGGATTGGGTGTCCACCCCGCGGCCGAATTCATAAATGTCCTTCCGCAGCCTGTCCAGGTGCTTCTCGGTCGCCTCGGTGTCGATGTTCAGATCGAGCGTATCAACCCCGCCGCCCTGATCACCCATAACCTTCACGGCTCGGTAAACGGACATGTTGCGCCGAAACTCGCCCAGATCCTGCCCATCATAGTTTTTGAGGACGTAAATCGAATTGGGCAGATCTTCAAGGTTGTTGGAATGATCGGATGTTTTCTGGTCATAGTCGTCAACCAGCGATTTCACGATCTTGATGAGCGGGAGCTCCTCGTCGTTGTACTTGAAACACACGAACGGAACGCGTTGCCAGTTCATCCCCTGCTCACGGCCTTCCTGCACAACGACGAAATGACTGCCTTCCTCGCCGACCTCCACGTCGGGGACCAGGCCGCTGGAGTCGAGCACGTATCAGCGCACGCCGGACGTGTCCCAGAACTCCACTTTCGTGACGATCTTCCGGTTCGTCCCCTCATAGACTTCGACCTCGTACACGCGGATGACCACGTCCAGCTTCGTGTGGTCCGCGTCGCGCCACAGCGGGATGATCTCCTCGGACGGGATCTTTTTGAACGACAGCCGGCCCTCCTCGTCGTAGTAGACGTGCAACCAGGCTTTGCCTTTGTTCACGGCTTCCTTCCCGAGGTTCTTCAACAGGCGCAAAAAAGACCTGTCGAAAATCTCATTCAACAGGTCCAAATATCGCTGATTTTTGGTTTGGATGCTGAACGGCTTTCCGAGAAGGTAACCGACTTTCTGGTCGACGAGTTTGCGGACGAACGCGTGCACGAGCCGGTTGTTCGCGAGATTGGTCACTTCGACCAGCTCGCCGTTCTCACCGATCGCCGTGCGCTTCCGCTGCAGGATGTCGTGCTCGCCGACATAATACCGCTGACCGGTCAGCATCCAACGGCGTTCAGACGACCCGAACCAGATGTCGATCTCGTTTTTGATGATCTGGTCCAGCGTCATCGCCGACTTGGCGCCAGACTCGATGATGTCGATGATTCGCTGCGTTTCAGTGGGCATGCCGTCACCTCCTGTCATTTGAAGCTGATCGCCGGCCCGCGGATCTCGCTTTCCAGCGCATACCGCACTGCATCAATACTGTGGTTGTCCCGGTCCGGGAAACCTTCCTTCCAGCCGCCGTTCCCGTCCGGCTCGAGCTCGTACCCTTCGAACTCGCGCGCCGTATTCGGACAGCGGACCGGGTCGATGATGATCTCGTCCAGGTCCTGCAGGAACTTGATCCCGTATTCCACGCTGTCGGGACCTTTCCTCGCGCCGACGACGTTCACGCCGAGATTGCGCAGCTCCGCGATCGTCCGCGGTTCGGCGCTGTCCGCCGTCACCCGGGCGTTTGACTTGTTTTCGGCCTTGATCGCGTCCGCCAGCGAGCGATTCGACATCCCGACCTTATGAATCTCATAGAAGATGAACAACCGGCGCCGTGTGGCGTCGAAGTGCATGACCGCGTAGTGCGTCGGGTGTGAGGCAAAACCGAAATCCAGCCCGCGCCGGATCCGGTCAAATGTGGCGATTTCCTCGTCACTAATCCGGCGAATAGTGAGATTTCTGAATACCTCGCCACCAGTGCCGACATCTTCGCCCAGGTACTCGTGCCGGTACGCCAGCTCATTCCGCTGCTTCAACGTTTCGGCTTCGATAAAGAATTGCTCCCCAAGCCAATGACGAGGCACGCCCAAATATGTGCTGTGGTGGACGTACCAGCCCGCCGGCGGGTTGTTTTTATACTCATACACCCACGCCTTACGGCTCTTTGGCGGGTTGTATGTGTAGAAAACCTTGTATCCAGCGCCGCCACGCAGAGCTGTCTGGTTGATGCTTCGGATATCTTCCAGACTGAATTCGTCCGCCTCTTCGTACCAGACGAACTTAAAAAAGCCCTTGCGCAATCGCAAGGACTTGATTTTGATCGGGTTGTCCGCGCCGCGGAACAGGATTTTTTGACCTGTCGGCTTGTAAATGGTTATAGTCCCTAGTAGTGGTGTAAAATTGCACCTAGCTTATTGACAAGGGAAGCCACGGTATGATTTCTACTAAAGTGACGCAACTCTACTTTAGAAGGAGGATCAAACCGTGGCTTCTATAGATAGAATGTCACTTTTGGAGCTTTTAC